CTGAGATATTGGAACTCTGTTGTTGGATGGTGCGCCAAAGGTGTTGACAGCCTCGCAGATCGGTTGGAACTGACAGGGTTCCGTGATGATGTTTTTAACCTTGAGCAGATCTACACAGCAAACAACAAAGATGTGCTTTTTGACTCCGCCGTTCTGGGTGCGTTGATTGCATCATGTAATTTCATTTATGTTTCCGAGGACGAAAACGGGTTCCCTCGGTTCCAGGTAATCGATGCTGCAAACGCAACGGGCATCATGGATGAAACAACGGGCCTTTTACATGAAGGCTACGCAGTTTTGGAGCGTGATGAGGCCCAAGCAGTAGTCCGGGAGGCATATTTCACCTACGAATACACGGCATACTATACCCGGGGAGTTTTGACGGAGTGGAGAGCGAACAAAGCGCCTTACCCGTGCCTTGTTCCTATCGTGTACAGACCTGACAGCGTAAGACCTTTTGGCCACTCACGGATCAGTAGGGCGGCGATGTCTACGGTTGGTAGCGCCCTCCGTACCATAAAGCGCTCAGAGATTGCATCCGAGTTCTATTCCTTCCCGCAGAAATGGGTGACAGGTGTTGACCCGTCTGCGGAACAGATGGACAAGTGGATGGCAGCTATGTCTGCCATGATGAAATTTGGACTCAATGAGGACGGAACAGACCACGTTAAGGTTGGTCAGTTCACTCAGCAAAGCATGACACCCCATGCGGAACAGCTTAAGATGTTCGCCTCGCTGTTTGCGGGCGAAATGGGACTTACCCTTGATGATCTTGGGTTCCCCCAGAGCAATCCGTCATCCTATGAGGCAATCAAAGCGGCTCACGAAAACTTGAGACTTACCGCAAAGAAAGCTCAGAGGACATTTGATGTTGGTTTCATCAATGCCGGTTACCTTGGTGCGTGCATCCGTGATAACTTCAAGTATAGAAGAACACAGCTCAGCATGACCAAGCCTGTTTGGATGCCTGTTTTCCCGGCTGATGTTTCCATGCTCGGTGCCATTGGCGATGCAATCGGCAAGATCAACGGAGTTCTCCCTGACTACATCACGGAAGAAAAGATTATGGAGATTGCAGGAATATAGGAGGCAGAAATGACAACAAAGTACACAACAGGACAGGCGGTTTTGATACCCGCAGTTATCAGATCGGCATCGGAAGAAAATGGCGTTGTTAAATACCATGTAGATACCGGGGATATTTGGGACGGCATCACGGAAGATCAGATCACCGAGGCACCAGAGGCAAGTGCCATTGCATTTGATAACGCACTCCGCCGGATGAACAGAGAGATTTGGCGATAAAGCATAATGCTTTTCGTGGCATGACATGGGTTGCAAACCATGGGCGATACTACCACCGTATCGCCTTTTTTCATGCCCTTTAGGTGGGGAAAGGTGGGAAAGATGACAGATGTAGTACCTGAGTTAAAAAAGGCCATCGATACATCCTTTCAATCAAACATGATGAAGGATAGACAGATAGCCAGCATTTCAAAGCGGATCCGGGACGGGACCGCAACACTTGTGGATGGTCACAAGTACGCAGAACAGGTCGGAAAGAACCTGTCCAAGGCCTTAAAAGATAATCTGACAGCGGAGACCTTACCCGATGGCAAGTTGTATTACAACATCGCCAAACGGACCGTGGTTCCATCGCTGGAAAAAGATTATCAGCTTGTCAATAAGACCGCAGCACAGATCCAGGCCATAGAGGATGCCAAAAAGGGTATTGGTTTGCAGTCGATACAAGCCAAGTTCCCCGATTTACGGGTATCTGACCTCATTGACAAGATGACCGAGGATGAAATCGAGTTGGAGGAGGCCCTTAAGTGGGTCGGAGAGCCTATCGTGAACAATTCCGAGGCGTTCTTTGATGATTACATCAGAGCCAATGCAGATTTTCGGTCAGAGTCTGGGATGCAAACAACAATCACCCGCCATGCTGAGAGCGGTTGTTGTGGTTGGTGTTCTGGTCTTACGGGGACCTATGAATATGGGAACGCCCCGGATGACATATACCAACGGCATGAGTATTGCCGCTGCGCTGTGACCTATGAGTCAAAAAAGTTAAGCATCCGTCAGGATGTTTGGTCAAAACAAACATGGAGTACAGCGGAAGAGCTGGAAACACGGAAAAATTATGGGAGGTAAATGATGGGACGGATTGGTGAACAATCCCCCTCTTTTACCAATGTTGCTCAAAATCAGCCTACAAAAGGCCAAGAGGCAATCGACCTTTATAAAAGCACAACACAATCCCTTTTAGAGTGGCAAGAGATCCAGATAAACGGCATTATGTCCGTCAATAATGATGGCCTATGGACTTATATGCGTTACGGCATTTGCGTTTCCAGGCGAAACGGCAAAGGCGAAATCCTGGCGGCAAGAGAATTTGACGGCATTGTGAACCTTGGCGAAAAGGTGTGCCACACAGCGCACCGAACAACTACATCACATGATGCTTTTGTTAGGCTTTATACACTACTAAAAAAAGCCGGGTATGAAGAACACTCGAAGAAGAAAAAGCAGATGCCAGAAAAGTCATTTTTCGCATCCAAACAATATGGCCTTGAGCATATCGAGGTTACGGGAGGCGGAACAATCGACTTTAGAACACGTACAAACAATGGCGGTCTTGGTGAAGGTTTCGACCTTCTTATCATTGATGAGGCACAGGAATACACCTCGAAACAGGAAAGCGCCCTCATTTATACGGTTTCGGCATCAAAGAACCCCCAGACAATCTTTGTAGGGACACCGCCCACGGTTATTTCTGGCGGTGATGTTTTCCCGAATATGCGTAAGAGCGTTATTGAGGGTAGGGCAGTAGATACCGGGTGGGCTGAATGGTCCATTGAGGAACAGGCCAAAGACATCAACGATGTTGACCTGTGGTACAAATACAATCCATCCCTCGGGACAATCCTGTCGGAAAGAAATATCCGAGCTGAGCTATCCGGGGATGAGTTGGATTTTAATATCCAGCGCCTAGGGTTCTGGGTTACCTATAACCAAAAATCTGAGATCTCACCCGGCGAGTGGGATGAGCTGAAATGCAAAAAGTCACCGCCACTTAAGGAAAAGCGCTATATCGGCATCAAATACGGGAGAGACGGAACAAACGTTGCAATGTCGATTTCCGCAAGGACTACAACGGGAAAGATATTCGTTGAGACCATCGATTGTGTATCTGTTCGGGCCGGTAATCATTGGATTTTCAAAGTGTTGCAAAACCCCAAGATTGCCAAGATTGCCGTGGACGGAGCAAGCGGACAAAACCTTTTATCGGATCAGATGAAAGAACAGGGTATAAAAAAACGCCCGGTCCTTCCTACGGTCACAGAGATCATTTCCGCCAATGCGATGTTTGAACAGGGACTATACGCCAAGGAAATATGTCACATGGGTCAAGGCTCACTCCGTAACGTGGTTACGAACTGTGAGAAGAGGCTGATCGGAAGTAAAGGCGGGTTCGGTTATAAGTCCATCCAGGAAGGCGCTGATATAGCAATCATGGATTCAATGATCCTGGCCTATTGGCTATGCGCCACAGATAAAGAGAGAGCAACAAACCAACATATCAGTTATTAAAGAGCGCCCGCAAAGGCGCTTTTTTAATAAAACAACTTACGTTACTCACGGTAAAGAGGAGGAAAGAAAATGAGTGATTTTAAGGTTATCGAGACACAGGAAGATTTTGATGCAGCCATTCAGAAACGGCTCGAGCGGAAGGAAAAGGAAGTTGCAGAGAACTTCAAAGACTATTTAAGCCCCGACAAGGTAGAGGCATTGAAAGCCGACTATGAAAAGAAACTTGCCGATGCGAACAAGGTTGTTGAGGAGGCCACTTCCAAGCTGAATGAGCATGACAAGATCGTGTCTGAACTGACCGACAGAGCGACTAAGGCCGAAACAAGCCTGTTAAAAGCCAAAATCGCACATGAGAACGGCGTTCCTTACGAGCTGGCAAACAGACTTGTAGGGTCTACGGAGGAAGAGTTAAAGAAGGATGCAGAGACCTTATCCGGGTTTATGAAACCTTCCACAGCTCCCCCGGTTAGAACAAGCGAAACGCCAAAAGGTAACGATAAAACTGCAGCATTATCCCAGATGCTGGCACAACTTAATGGAGGAGAATAAACATGGGTAGCACATTAGAAAAAGGTTCCTTATTTCCCGAAGTCCTGGTAAACGAGATGGTAAACCTCGTAAGAGGTAAATCTAGCCTTGCTAGACTGTCTCAGTCCGCACCTCTGCCTTTCAACGGCGCAAAGGTGTTCACTTTCAATTTCGACAACGAAGTAAACCTTGTTGGCGAGAGCGCAGCAAAGGCAAACGGAGGCGCAACGATCAATGCAGTTTCCATGCAGCCTGTTAAGGTTGAATACGGCATGAGAGTTTCTGACGAGTTCAGATACGCAGCCGAGGAAGTACAGTTACAGTACCTCCAGGCATTTGCAGAGGGATTTGCCCGCAAGGTTGCAAGAGGTATCGACATCATGGCTATGCACGGTGTCAACCCCCGGACCGGCCTTACCGCAAGCGCCCTGACCAACAAGAACTTTGATGATCTTGTTAGTAACCTTGTTTCCTACGATGCAACCACTCCCGATGCAAACGTTGAGAGCGCAATCGCAATGGTTGAGTCCGCAGAGCATGAGGTAACAGGTATGGCTATGGCTCCCGCGTTCAAGAACGCCCTGGCAGCCATGAAAGCCGGCTCCACTTCTAACGAGCCTCTGTTCCCTGAACTTGGCTGGGGAACCACCGCAGGTTCTCTGAGAGGACTGCCCGTTGATACCAACCCCACCGTTTCCTTCAAGAGCGGTGATGACAGATCCATCATCGGTAACTTTGCTGACTACTTCAAGTGGGGCTATTCCAGAGAGATCCCCATCGAGATCATCGAATATGGTAACCCCGACAACTCTGACGAGGGCGATCTGAAAGGACACAACCAGGTATACATCAGAGGTGAGGCTTACATCGGCTGGGGCATCCTTGTTCCCGATGCGTTCGCAATCGTGACTGCAGCAGAGAGCCTGTGATGAAGTACCGTAACATCGTGACCGGGATCGAGTTTGAGACAAAGTGTTTAATCAGCGGGGACAACATTGTCCCCGTTGATGTTGTTGTCGAGGAAAAACCCAAAACAACAAAACCAAAGGCCAAACCCGCACCGGCACAGACGAAAAAGAAAGGGGCAAAAAAATGAGCGAACCGTTTGCAACGGTCAGCGACATCATTGCTTTATGGAGACCCTTAACGGAAACAGAGCAAGAGAGGGCATCCGCCCTTTTACCGCTCGTTTCAGACGAGATCCGCGTTATCGGACAGGGTGTTGGCAAGGATGTTGACCAGATGGGTATTGATAATCCGCCCTATGCAAACGTTCTCAAAATTGTAACTGTGGATGTGGTGTCCCGTGTCCTCCGTCAAACAACGGAGGGGGACGCCATGACACAGGAGGCACAATCTGCCCTTGGGTATTCGTGGTCAGGGACCTATGCGGTCCCCGGCGGTGGAATTGCCAATGCCATAATGAGAAATGACCTCAAACGGCTTGGTTTACTGTCTCAACAGATCGGGGTGATTTACACATGGCAAAGATCAAAGGAACATCCGTAACCTTATACACCGAGAAACAAACCGGGACAGATCCTTTTGGCAATCCCATTGTTAAAGAGACCGCGGTGGTAGTTAATAACGTGCTTATCGGTGAGCCGTCAACGGATGATATAACATCATCCGTCCAGCTTTACGGCAAACAGATCAAGTATATGTTGGCTATTCCCAAAGGTGACGAGAACGATTGGACGGACCGCCGTGTTGATTGGGTGGATGCTTATGGCATTACCCATAATTTACATACGTTTGGGTTCCCTATAACAGGGATTGAGGGGAATATCCCTCCCCAACTTCCCTGGCACATGAAGGTAAGGTGCGAGGAATATGGCTAAAGTAAAATTCAAGCTAAATCTGAAAGGCCTTAACGAACTGATGAAGTCCGAAGAGATGCAAAACATCTTAGAGGAAACGGGAAAAAGGGTCGCTAATAATGCCGGGAAAGAATACGGTACACGTGTTCACCTGGCATCCTTTGTGGCTATCGCCAATGTTTACCCGGACAGTAAAGAGGCGGCGGAGGACAATTACAACAACAATACACTCTTAAAGGCGTTGAGGTAACTTA